CCAAGATAAACCCTTTGATGCTATCATGGGATTAACCATGGCTCATTTCAATGGTCTGCCTAGTGTTGAAGGTGCTATTCCTTTCTGGGGCATGAATCCTATTAATAAGTTTGAGAATCCTATCTCCATGTCTGTGCACGTATCAACTAATACTCTTCCCCTTGAAGTAGCTACGAGTATATTTAAAGCCTTCACTCCTGAATAAATAAAAATACCCTACTCATAACCCCTTATGAGTAGGGTAAGTGCGTCCTGCTATTTGTAACCCGTAAATACTACTTACAGTTTTACTACATTTACTCCTGCTTAAAGTCTTCCTTCAAGCCTACGTACACACCTATTAGAATGAATACTACCACGGCTATTGCCGCCAGTATTGGTAATCCTATTACTATTACTGGTATTGCACAGATGGCAAAAACGATAACAGCAAGTGCTAGTGTTGTTCCAATAAATGCTTTAATACTAGCTACTGAATTACTCGCCATTGGTTTATCCAAATAGAGATTCAACTTCCATTGACTGAGATTCTACTACAGGCATATCTGCCATAATGTCTTCGGTGATATCATTGTCACTTACAGTATCCTCTTCTACTGCATCGGTGAACAGGTTAACGGTTTCATTGTGAGTATCCTCTACAATGGACTTAGGTTTATTAGGCCCCCGTTTTCTACGAGTAACCTCTACTTCTTCTGCTGGTTCTGTTGGATCATCCAGTCCTATCCCCTCTTGCAAGAATGCTTTAGGCTCAGGGGACATGGTAGTACAAGGTATTGATCCAAGATGAGTAACCCCATTAATAGCAGCATTCCCCTTAATGGAGATGACGGCTGAGTGTCCATTGACTCCTCTTCCTGCTACAAGGTTTACCTCTACTTCTTTATTGAGGGTGACTACATCCTGATCTGCCATGTAGTTCTTAATGGCATGGATGATTTCATCCTCTGACATGGTTACGGTAATATCCATTTACTTCTCCTGTAATTGAAATAACCCTACCCCTTATATGTTAAATAAAGGATAGGGTCTTATTAGTGGCTACAAGCTCCGTGGTGAGCTTTTAGACGAACAATGCACCCAAGTCTACCCCGGATGCAGTTGATGCTGTAGCAGCGGCTGTAGCCTTCCCTGCAACACCTGATTGCTTACTGGTCTTGTCTTCGGTATTTCCTTTCCACTTCTTCAGCCATTTGTCAGCAAACTCTGCTTCTGTGGCCTTAGCCAGGATCTCAGTAACGGTACGCTTATCCCGAGCATGGAAGAGTTTCACAACCTCGTTCTCGATCTTCACTTCACCCGTGGCTGAGTAAATCTTCTTACCTGCTGCATCTACGGTACCTGAATCCTTAGTGGCATCGGTGAGGCGTTTAACTACGCCACAGATGATAGGCTTACCAAGCATCTCAACACACATGGGTACTGAAGTGGCTACCTCTGCTTTGGCATCATAGGAGTAGAGCTTGATATGCTTATCTTCAAGGGTGAGCTTGCTGATATCTTTCCCGGTGGTGAGTAAGGCCAGATGTTTAGCAGCGGTGAATCCAGGGAGGAAATGCTTCTCCATGGTCTTCTGATTAATGTAGTAAGGCAGGCATCCTTTAGCGGTACCAGAGGTAATCCAGAACTGTTGCTTCAGCTCTCGATCATTAGCGTCTTTAAAGGTTACATTCAGGCACTTGGCTCCACCAGCGGATACGGTGAAATAGGCCAGTTTAACGGTGAAGGTGTAGAGGTCTGATTCAAAGGGACTAAATCCCCCTAAGAAATCTCCATCTTCTTTTACATCTGCGGTTGCATCTAATCCATCTAACAGTGAATTCATTTAATACTCCTTGGTTTAATTATTTGTTTAGGCTGCTACTGCAACCCCGTAATATTCAGTAAGTCGATCCAAGAGGATCTGAACATCGTTATTGATGTAGGTTTCATTGGTCTGCCACATATCCATAGGGGATGATATGCGTTCGTTAACAGTATCTTTAGTGAGTCTGGTTTGGTACACATGCTTATACCCAAGCATCTCTTCATCCTCTGTGAAGGTGAGCATGGGGTTCTTGTAGGCTTCAAGGATTGACAAGGGTACTTTCCTTGCAGCCACTACCACACTGAAATAGCTTTCCAATCCCACATTCTTTAAGGCTCCTTTGATTGGAACCTTACGCTCAATTACGTGTTCTGCCTCATTAAGAGTAGCAAGGGTGTGGGCTGTGAAGATGACATTCTTAGTGGACTTGGCTACATACTGGCTCATCAGATTCTTGAAGTATTGTTGGAACTGTTGCCAGGACTTCTGAGTATCGGTTGAGGTGAGTACATGAACACTCTCATACATATCCATAAGATAGGTGAGGCTATCAATGACAATGGTGTGGATGTTAGCATTGGTTGGCTTCTCTGCTTCATCAAATACTGCAAATACAGTTAGTGGGTCAATGACGGTTAACTGTTTAAATTTAGCGGGGAAGGTGGGCTTTTTTCCAGCCTCGCAGTTGAGGTATATAACCCCTTCTGGATTAAGGATGTTCCGTAAAGAAGTAGTCTTACCCCCTTTAGATTCTCCGCAGATCAATACTAATTGATCGTTAGGCATTAAATGATTCCTCCTTTTATGGTTGTAACTTCGCCAGTGCTTTGGATACTGAGATGAGGATTGTGCTATCTACCTCATGCTCCGTTAAGCTGTCGGGAAGTTTGTTATTAAGATCCATGATACTGTTACGAATGGTAACGTAGTCATGCCCCAGGTCTACTTGCATCAATCCATACTTTATGAGTTGATTGCTCCTGTTTCCTGTTCCTGTATTATGGATAAACCATCGCTCCATGTTCGAGAGAGATTGACTATCCATGATGGTCTTCTTTCTAATATCGTTCTTAGTTGTTTGAGGAATAAATTCCATTACATCTAAGAGGTTGGCTCCATTGATGTATTCATGGTGTCCGTTATTGGTTAACCATTTCCTTGCCCTGTCATTGGTAGCCTCATCCACAGGGAATGGGAGCCACTCATAAATATTGTTCATGAATTCTTTGTAATCCTGGGAATCCAGTTTCAAGAAGTAATTCGTAGGCATGACTACCCTGAATCTATGGGCAGCAGGTGTATGGCGTTTAGTGGTATAGATAAGAGCTTTATAATCCTTTAACAGTAATCGTACTTCTTCAATGGTCGTGCCATCATCAACGTCTAACACCACTAAGCTGAATCCAGGAATAATATTATCATCACTCCGGTAGCCATCCTTCAGGTGCTGTGCTGTCCAGTTAAGGTCACTCTTTTGAGCCAAGCGATGTAGCTTATCAAATGGCACTACCATGTTCTTGAAGTTGATTGTTATGTCATCGGATACAGAGATGGGTAATTCCTCCATATTAGTGTTTTTAAGTGTTTCTCCTGAGATGAATTCAATCCCATTGGAGAATATTTTTTTAATAAGTATGTGGTGTCTGTAGCCCCACTCAATAGCCGTTTTAAGCATGTCCTGTTTAACGGCTGATGATCCTTTATAAAATGGCAGGTCATCCATTAAATCAGAGTGAGTTACTTCATTACCCACATCAGCAATATACTTTGCTAGTTTTACATGATTCTTATCCCGCTTTAATAGTCTACTGAAGGCTTCACCGGATTCCTCTGCCATGCGAATGGCTGAGTATAGATTGTCTTCTGTGATCTCTGAGAGTCCATCTATAAAGGAATAGACTCCTGCGAGTTTCAATACCTTGAAATATCTATGCTCAAGTTCTGCCTTATTGATACCTTGATGTTCTCCCAGGGCTAAGGCGAGCTTCTCGCAATGCATCCGATAATCAATAAGTAGAATGCCTACATCATCAGACATTGTTAGAAGTTTATTGTGGTTTAGTGGATTTGCCAGTTGACCTAAGTGAGCTGAGATATCTTTTAAATATGCATCGGTGCCAGTGTCAGTAATCTCTGCGTATATTTGAGCTGCGGTAAGGTTTAATGCTTTCTTACCTTCTCGGGTATATCCAAAGAAACAGCGTCTGGCATAGCCTGTTCCAAGTAACGAGTAAAATTCCTCTTCCGTTTTTCCCCCGTCTAACAGTTTATCCGGAGTGCCAAACATAATAAGATTGGTTGGTGTATGCCCTGATACCTCTTCTGATCGTTTGTTATCCTTTGATGATTTCAGTAGTTTTGGTTTAATCTTTCCCATGTCGAATAATTCTAGCATGGTACTAAGGGCATCTGCATTTCCAGTGATGTTACTTCCGACTTCGTCCATCTCGAAGTTCATTGAACCAATCTTGCACATCTTTAGTTTATGCTGTCCCCCTTTCAATCCTGATGTGGTACAGGAATCAAAGGCAAGCAGCATTGGCCCTAGTTCTTCAAACTCTCTTGTTACAGCAGTAAGTTCTTCTGTGTCATCAGTGCCTTTTACATTGGCTCGACGAGTGGCAAGTTTCGCCAGGTACTCTTCTGATTTCATAGGAAAGGTGGTATCCATGAATACAGAATTGAAGGTATTGATCACCTCCGTTTCAATGATATTGGTGCTGTAGCCTTTACCAAATCCTGAGCCAGCAAGATTAATGGCAAACATATTAACTGGGATAGTTCCCCTTCCTTTGGCGAGTATCTTTATTCTCATCATGGCAGG